GTGATTTTTATCCTAGGTGAGGATGCAGAGTCGCAATTCAATTCTGCGAATATCGTTGAGATGTTTATTGAAAATACCGAAGGCTTTGAAGGTGAAGGTAATATCTTTGCAAAGTTTGGTATGGAAATTAGAGACGAAGTAACCTTTATTGTTGCACGTAGATCATGGTCAAAAACTGTGGGAATGTTTAACTCTGACGTTACTGGCGATAGGCCAATGGAAGGAGATTTAATATATCTTCCACTGTCTAAATCATTCTTTGAAGTTAGCTATGTAGAACACGAAGCACCTTTTTATCAGTTAAGCAATCTTCCAGTATACAAACTCCAGGCCCGCTTGTTCGAGTTTAACGATGAAGAGTTTAACACTGGTATCGCAGAACTTGATGGAATAGAAAACGATTTCGGATATCAAGAGCGATTCCAGGTTGGTACAGTAACAGGAACTTTTGAGTTTGGCGAACGTATTAAGTACGTATCAGTTGTACCGTCAGCTGTTGGTGTTACTCCGGTAATAGAAGAAGTCAATATATCTGCTCAGCTGCTGACTCTAGATAACGGATTTATGACTATAAATCAAATAGAAACAACTGACGGCGAATATCACACATTTGCTGTAGGTAATAGTATTGTTGGTATTACGTCAGGCGCTACAACATCAATAACAGCAATATTTAATGTTGCAGATTCTGCTACAGATAGCACGTTTGCAACAGATCTTGCAGCGCGTAACTTTAACTTTGAGACTGAAGCTGATGGCATCATTGATTTCTCTGAGTCTAATCCGTTTGGAGATGCAACATAATGTTCGGTAATCATTTTTATCATGCAGCAATTCGTCGAACTGTTGCCGTATTTGGAACCCTATTCAATGACATCAACGTCTTACGTAAGGGTTCAGATGGCAGTGCGAAGAGTATCGTAAAGGTCCCATTAGCCTATGGTCCTAAACAAAAGTTCCTTGCAAGGCTAGACCAGCAAAAAGAATTAGACGATCCGAAGATTGCTCTTAAGCTTCCTCGAATGTCTTTTGAATTAACATCATTAGCATACAACCCTAATACTAAATTGCAGAAGGGCATTAAGCAAAGCTTTCCAGATCCTTTAGATAATAATAGGATGAAAACCGTGCTTGGGCCTGTGGGTTATAACCTTGGTGTTCAATTGAATATTATGGCAAAGAACCAGGATGACGCTTTACAAATACTAGAGCAGATTCTTCCGTACTTTCAGCCAGACTATACGGTAACCATTAAAGAAGTTGATAATACATTTAGATCTGATCAACCGTTTGTATTACAATCGGTAGGATTGGCTGATGATTATGAAGGTGATTTTGCAACCCGTAGAGTTATAATATATACATTAGACTTTGAAACAAAAGTGAACTTTTATGGTGGTATCGGATCACAGGGATTAGTTAAATCAGTTAATATCGATTATAATAATGTGGTGTCTGCTAGTAAGAAACCAATAGAACGTCAGAGTGTTGCTGTTAATCCTTTAACCGCCAAAGAAACTGATGCACATACGATTGTTGAAACTATATTCCAACCTAATGATCCAGACCGGGTGGTGTTTACTATTCCAAATGCCGAAACCGTATTTACAGTAGGTGAGACTATATCTGCTAATAACTCTGGAGCTACCGCTGTCTTGGTTTCACAGGTTGCTACTATATTGACATGTAAAAATGTTAATGGTATATTTAATACTACTGACACATTAAGTGGTGGGACTTCAGGTACAACATCTGCTGTAACACTGATTGAAGAATTATGGAATGACTAATGAATAATGATGTAAAAGATGATTATGATTTTGCCAGAGCTAAATACTATAGTCTAGCAGAGAAGGGTGATGAAGCAATCGAGCTGATGTTAGAGTTAGCCCGTGATTCTGAACATCCCAGGGCGTTTGAAGTTCTTTCGAATATGATGAAACAAAACGCTGAAGTTGCAGATCGCCTAATGGAGTTGCAAAAGAAGAGAAAAGAAGTAGATAAGGTAGACATGGATACACCAATGCTGCCTGGCGGCATGACTCAAAATAATGTCTTTGTCGGATCTACTTCAGACCTTCAACGCAAACTATTAGATAAGATGAAAGTTATTGATGGCGACTCTAAAGAATAATGAATTAGGTTACCTCGGTAATCCTAATGTTAAAAGAGACGGTGTCCAAGAGGCATGGACTCAAGAGCAAATTATAGAATATACTAAGTGTCTTAAAGATCCTGTATATTTTGCAAAGACACATCTCAAGGTGATACATCTTGATCACGGCCTTGTTCCATTCGACCTGTATCCGTACCAAGGGGAAATGTTTAATCATTTTAATGATAACAGATTCTCTATAGTTCTTGCATGCCGACAATCTGGCAAATCTATATCCTCGGTGGGATACTTGTTATGGTATGCGCTGTTTCATCCAGAACAGACTATTGCGATACTAGCAAACAAAGGTGCAACTGCACGTGAGATGCTAGCTCGTGTTACATTGATGCTTGAAAACTTACCGTTCTTCTTACAACCTGGATGTAAAGCATTAAACAAGGGTTCCATTGAGTTTTCTAATAATAGCCGTATCATCGCTGCTGCTACTTCAGGATCGTCCATTCGAGGTATGTCTGTCAATCTCCTATTCCTCGACGAGTTTGCCTTTGTTGAAAACGCAACAGATTTTTACACTTCGACATACCCCGTTGTGTCGAGTGGTAAATCTACAAAAGTAATCATCACATCTACAGCTAATGGACTAGGTAATATCTACCATAAGCTTTGGGAAGGTGCAGTACAGAGCACAAACGAATTTAAACCATTCAGAGTTGATTGGTGGGACGTTCCCGGCCGTGACGATGCATGGAAAAAACAAACAATTGCTAACACGTCAGAGCTACAGTTTAACCAAGAATTTGGTAATACCTTCCACGGCACTGGTAACACACTGATATCTGGCGATTGTTTATTAAGTCTACAAGCACAGAATCCAGTCTTTACACAGAATAATGTAAAGGTATATGTTAAACCAGAAGAAAACCATGACTATATGGTCTTTGTCGACGTGGCAAAGGGTAGAGGCATGGACTACTCAACGTTTAATATTATTGATGTGACAACAAAACCATTTCAGCAGGTAGCAGTATACCGAGATAATATGATCTCACCATTGCTTTTACCAGACATCATATATAAGTATGCTAAGACATATAACGAGGCTTATGTAGTCATTGAATCTAATGATCAAGGTGCTGTTGTATGTAATGGCTTATATTATGATTTAGAATATGAAAATGTATTTGTTGAATCTATGATTAAAGCTAATTCAATTGGTGTAACCATGACCCGAAAGGTCAAGCGCATTGGTTGTTCAAATATTAAAGATCTCGTTGAACAGAGTCAGATTACTGTTGTTGATCAAGAGACTATCATAGAAATGTCAACGTTTGTGGCAAAAGGATCCTCATATGAAGCATCTGATGGAAATCATGATGACTTAATGATGAACCTAGTTATGTTCGGTTGGTTTGCAGCTACTCCCTTCTTCGGTGAAATGACTGATATCGATATGAAGAGTATGATGTATGCAGAACAACAAAGAATGATCGAAGACGATGTTGTACCATTTGGAGTTTTCGATGATGGCGTAATAGAAGAGGTAGAATCTATTCGAGAGGGTGGAGATACCTGGTTTGTACAGAAGGATGTATTCTTCTAAAACCGTATATATATAAATAATACTAGTGAAACCATCTTATTATGAAAACTTATTAATTCTCAATGAAGGGGAAAATACATGGCATTCCAAGTCTCACCTGGTGTCCAGGTAAAAGAAATTGACTTGACTAATGTTGTTCCTGCTGTATCTACATCAATCGGAGCTATTGCTGGTGCATTCCAGTGGGGCCCTGTTGATGAAATTACAACGGTAGGATCCGAGCAACAGTTAGTTAACATTTTCGGTAAACCTGATTCCGACACTTACAAATATTTTTATCCAGCTGCACAGTTTTTGCAGTATGGTAACTCATTGCGCGTTGTCCGTGCAGCTACTACTAACCTTAACGCTACTACTTCTGGTACTGGCATTTTGGTTAAAAATGACGATCATTATGCAACTGTAACACCTGGTGCTACAGACACATTCATCGCTCGTTTTCCTGGTATTCAAGGTAACTCATTACAAGTTTCAGTTTGTCCTGCAGATGCAACAGCATTTAACGCATGGGCATATAAAGGAAGTTTTGACACATTACCTGGTACTTCAGCTTATTCAACAGCAAATAATGGAGATACTGCAGATGAAATGCATATTGCGGTTATCGACCAAGACGGTACTATTACTGGTACTGCTGGCACGATCTTAGAAACATACGCATTTGTTTCTCAGGCATCTGATGCTAAAGCTGATGACGGAACGGACAATTACTATGCAAACGTAATTAACAATCAATCTGCTTGGATTCGCTGGGGTGCTCACACTTCAACGTTGACAGATGCAGGTTCTGCTGTTAATGCTGCTGCTGGCGCTGCGTTCGTCACAGGTTCTACTGCAATCACTGTATCACTCGCGGGTGCTACAACTGATAACGCACCAACCGTTGGCGAATTAGAAACCGCATACGACTTGTTTGACGATGCTGAAACAGTCGACGTAAACCTATTGATTGGTCCTGAAACTTCAGCTACAGATGATGTGACAATGGCAAATAAAATGATTGCTATTGCCGAAGGCCGTAAAGATTGCGTTGCGTTTGTTTCCCCTGCTGTTGCAGAAACAGTAAACAATGCTACAGCTGCAGCTGATGTGAAGACCTGGGCTGATGCTCTAACTTCATCTTCATATGCAGTAATTGATTCAACTGCTTTATATGTGTATGACAAATACAATGATGTATATCGCTGGATCGTAGCTTCAGGTGCAATGGCTGGTTTGTGTGCAAACACAGATAACGTAGCCGATGCATGGTTCTCTCCTGCTGGTTTCACACGAGGTCAAATCCTTGGTGTAACTAAAATTGCTTTTAATCCTAAGAAAGCAGCACGTGATGACTTATACAAAGCTAGAGTCAACCCAATCGTTAGCTTCCCTGGTGAGGGCATCATCCTATATGGTGATAAAACAGCTCAAAGTCGTCCAAGTGCTTTTGATCGTATTAACGTACGTCGCTTGTTTATTACTTTGGAAAAAGCGGTATCTACTGCTGCTAAGTTCCAACTGTTTGAATTCAATGATGAGTTCACACGGGCGCAATTCCGCAACCTAGTTGAACCATTCTTGCGAGATGTAAAAGGTCGACGCGGTATCACTGATTTCCAAGTTGTTTGTGACGCTACAAATAACACAGGTGCAGTCATTGATGGTAACCGTTTCGTAGCTGATATATACATCAAGCCTGCTCGTTCGATTAACTTTATCACTTTGAACTTCATTGCCACACGTACCGGCGTTGAGTTCTCTGAAATCATCGGTCAGTAAGGAGACATAAGATATGGCTATTTTAGGCGTAGATGACTTTAAATCCAAGTTGACTGGTGGCGGTGCCCGAGCAAACTTATTTAAAGCCACATTAAACTTCCCTGGTTATGCCGGGGGCAATGTTGAGCTAGCATCATTCATGTGTAAAGCTGCTCAGCTTCCTGGTTCTATCATTGCACCAATCACTATCCCGTTCCGTGGACGTCAATTGCAAATTGCAGGCGATCGTACATTCGAACCATGGTCAGTGACTATCATCAATGACGTTCAAATGGAAACGCGTAATGCGTTCGAGCGTTGGATGAATGGTATTAACCAACACAATGCAAACACTGGACTAACAAATCCTGTCGACTATCAAGCTGACATGGTTGTAGAACAGTTAAATAAGGCTGGCGCAGTAGTAAAACGCTATGACTTCCGAGGAACTTTCCCGACTAACATCTCTGCAATCGATGTATCATATGATTCAGAAAACGTTATCGAAGAGTTCACTGTTGAACTTCAAGTTCAATATTGGGAATCAGATACTACTTCTTAAACCCTTATAAATAACAGTATAAGCAGAGGGGATTATTTCTCCTCTGCTATTATTGAGAGGATTACACATTGGCCGACTTTTTTGGTTTTGAAATAAAGAAAAAGGATCAAGATAAAGAGGATCGCAAACGCGCTTCCTTTGTTGCTCCTATGGATGAAGATGAGGGTATTGGTAACGTAATCAATGCCGGTGGTCATTATGGCCAGTATGTTGATATTAATGGTGACCAGGCCAAGTCTGAAAAAGAACTTATTTTTAAGTACCGGGATATCTCTCAACACACAGAATGTGATGCGGCTGTAGAAGACATTGTTAACGAAGCTATTGTTTCAGATGATGACTCAGCACCGGTATCATTGATCATGGATGACTTAGATCAACCTGATCGAATTAAAAAATTAATTAACGAAGAATTCGAGCATGTAATTTCTATGCTCAATCTTAATTGGTATGGGCATGACATCTTTCGTCGTTGGTACGTAGATGGTCGTTTGTACTACCACAAGATTATTGACGAGTCTAATCCTGGTCAAGGTTTAATTGAACTACGTTCTATTGATCCTACAAAGATCCGCAAAGTGCGTGAGCTTAAAAAAGAAAAAGATCCTAAGACCGGTGCCGAAATCGTAGTAGGTGCTACTGAGTATTTTATATTCCAAAATGATTCACTTGGAACTAAAGCTCAAGGATTGAAGATTGCAAAGGATGCAATCACATATGTAACTTCCGGTCTATTAGATCCAAGTCGTAAGAAGATACTGTCGCATTTGCACAAAGCACTGAAGCCTGTTAATCAGCTTCGTATGATGGAAGATTCATTGGTAATCTATCGTCTTGCACGTGCACCTGAACGTCGTATTTTTTATATCGATGTAGGTAACCTTCCAAAAGGTAAGGCTGAAGAATATCTACGTAATATCATGGCTAAGTATCGTAACAAAATGGTTTACGATGCTGAAACTGGTGATATGAAAGATGACAAGAAGCATATGTCAATGCTTGAAGATTTCTGGTTACCTCGCCGTGAAGGTGGTCGTGGCACAGAGATCTCTACTCTGCCTGGTGGTGAAAACCTAGGTCAGATTGATGACATTGAATACTTCCGTCGTAAGCTATATAAATCTCTTAATGTACCAAGTGGTCGTTTAGAGCAGGAACAGCAGTTTAATCTTGGTCGATCTACAGAGATCTCAAGGGATGAACTTAAGTTTCAGAAGTTTATTAACCGACTACGTAAGAAATTCTCTGCACTCTTTATTGATATTCTTAAGACACAACTTATTCTTAAAGGTATTGTTACCAATGAAGAATGGGAAGATATTAGATCAGATATATCTGTAGACTTCTTGAAGGATAACCATTTTTCTGAATTAAAAGATGCTGAACTATTACGCGAGCGTTTAGGTACATTGCGTGAAATTGATGAGTACGCTGGTCGTTACTATTCAGTTGAATGGATCCGTAAGAACGTATTGATGCAAACTGAAGAAGATATTGAAAACATCATTAAGCAGATTGACGATGAAGGTATGAATGACAACCCAGATGACGAAGTGTAAATCTCAAGTTGTATAAATAAATGAAAGGTGACTAAGATGACGAATGTAAGTGATTTAATTAATGCATTAAACGGCGACAGTAACAATGATGCGAACAACGCATTTTCTGCGCTTATGCAAGATAAAATTAATACAGCAATGGATGATCGTAAGATTGCTATTGCTCAAGGTATGACTGGTACCACACCAGAACTAGAGGAAGTAGAACTCGATGATGAAGTTTCAGGAATTCAGGACGAAGCCTAATACTGTCTCCGAGGCTACTAAGTCTTTTAAGGTTGGTAAAGGTAAATTTAAGGCAGAAATAAAAAAGAAAGGATCTAAATTCATTGCATCAATTGATGGTCAAGATTTAGATACTTTTAAAACAGAAAAAGATGCTGAAAAAGCTATTAACGATTTTACAAAGCTGATGGGGAAATAAAGAATGGCCGAAATTAGACCACTTAGTGCAGAGATTGCTGCCCCAACAACAACGGGTACTGCTTCAACAGTATCTGCTGGAGTTAATGTACGTATTATTAATACTACTGCAGCAGCGCACCTTGTAACATTGGTAACAGCACAAAGTGGAACAGTCGTCGGTAGTTTTACTATTATGTCTGACGAACATGTTATCATTAGAAAATCAAAGACAGAATGCATATTCGCAGCTAATGCCGGTATTAAGTTAACCAGTTTAGCGATTCCGAGAGGCTGATAGATATAACATGAAGTTAATTACAGAACATCTGGATAATAAGTTAGAGTACTTGACCGAAGCCAATGGCAAAGGTGAGAAGTCTGCTACTATCCAAGGTATCTTTATGCAAGCTGAAGGTAAGAACCGCAATGGCAGGATCTATCCGAAAGCTATTTTAGAGAAGGCAGTGGCTAAGTACTCTGCCGAACAAGTTTCCAAAGGACGGGCTGTGGGTGAGTTAAATCATCCCGAAGGCCCAACCGTTAATTTGGATAAAGTATCCCATCGTATTACCGAACTCACTTGGGACGGTAATAATGTGATGGGTAAGGCACTAATACTGAATACTCCTATGGGTCAAATTGTTAAGGGTTTGATGGAAGGTGGTGTTCAGCTTGGTGTTTCAAGTCGTGGTATGGGTAGTCTTGTGCAACGTAACGGTGTTAACGTAGTGGGTAACGATTTTATCTTATCTACTGTTGATATCGTACAGGATCCTTCTGCTCCAGAAGCCTTTGTAAATGGCATCATGGAGGGAGTAGATTGGGTTTGGGATAATGGTATCCTAAAAGCACAGGAAATTGAACAGTTCGAGACTGAGATCAAAGAGGCCAAGTCTGCAGACATTGCAAATGTCCAGATGAAAGTTTTTAAAGATTTCCTCTCAAAACTTTAACTCAATAGGAGTAATTAAATGTCTGATAACGAAAATATCGAAGACGTTGTTGAACAACTCCAAGATGAGACCCTTGAGAACGTTGAAGTTTCTGATGGGGATCACCTGGACGAGGCAAAAGCTGCACCTGAAGTTGATGGTGAAAAGGTAGCTGACCAAGCTGGCGCGGAGATTAAGAAATCTGCACCTGCTCAAGCTACTCCACCAAAGACAAAAGCAGGTATGGTTAATGCCATGTACAACAAAATGTCTAAGATGAACAAAGAAGAACTAAAAGCATCATATATGAAAATGCATGCTGAAAGTGTAGATACGGATGCTGCAGATGTTGTAGCTGAAGGTCTCTTCGATGAAGATCTGAAAGCATTGGTTGAATCCGAAGCTACATTGTCTGAAGGTTTTAAGGATAAAGCGGAAATCATTTTTGAAGCTGCTTTAAAATCAAAACTAGCTGAAAGCGTTAATTCGTTGGAAGCACAGTATTCAGAAGAACTAGCTGAAGAAACAGGACGCATTCAATCTGAATTGGTCGAAAAAGTTGATGGCTACCTCAACTACGTCGTCGAAAACTGGATGGAAGAAAATAAACTTGCAGTAGAAAACGGTCTACGTACCGAAGTTGCTGAAAGCTTTATGACAGCTTTGCATGGTGTATTCACCGAGCATTATGTTGATGTACCCGAGGGCAAAGTCGACCTAGTCGATGATCTTGCTACTAAGGTAGACAACCTAGAAGAAGCTGTTAATGTTTCCGAGCAGAAAAACATCGAGTTGGCACAAGAAGTGAATTCACTTACTCGCGCAGCAATCGTCCGTGAATCTGCAACTGGTTTGAGCGAAGCACAAGCTGAAAAGCTAAAATCACTTGTTGAAGATGTTACTTATGAATCTGCTGATGCATTTAGTGCAAAAGTTGATACTATCAAAGAAACATATTTCAAAGAAGTAAAAACCGTAAGCGAAGAAGTAGAAATGCATGATCACTCTGCAGACGAAGTCTCAGTGAATCCACGCATGGCTAGTTACTTGGCTGCCCTTAAAACTAACAATATCTAATCTATAAACGGAGTAAACAAAAAATGTTTAACGCTGATAAAAATCTAATGGAGAAGTGGGCACCAGTAATGGAATCCACAGACGCTCCTGCATTTAAAGACAAGCATCGTGCTGCAGTAACTGCTGTCATGCTTGAAAACACTGAGAAGGCCCTTGCTGAAGAGCGTGGACATCAGTCTTTCTCATTGACAGAAGCTGCACCTGCTAACGCAACTGGCAGCGGAATCGATAACTGGGATCCAATCTTGATCTCATTGGTACGTCGTTCAATGCCAAACCTAATGGCTTATGACATTGCTGGTGTTCAGCCAATGACTGGTCCAACTGGTTTGATCTTCGCAATGAAGTCAAAGTATACTTCACAAAGTGGAACTGAAGCATTGTTTGCTGAAGCTAACACTGAATTCTCTGGTGCTGCATCTGGTGACACTGGTTCAGCTGACGCTGGCAACAACGATCCTTTCTCTGGTGACGATCCAGCTTCTGGTGGTGCCGCTGGTAACGACGCTGATACTGTTGCAGAATATGCTCCAGGTACAGCTATGGCAACAGCAACTGCTGAAGCTCTAGGTGATTCAGGATCAAATGCATTCCCTGAAATGGCGTTCTCAATCGAAAAAGCTACTGTGACTGCAAAGTCTCGTGCTTTGAAAGCTGAGTACACAATGGAACTTGCACAAGATCTTAAAGCTGTACACGGTCTTGACGCTGAAGCAGAACTTGCAAACATCTTGTCTGCAGAAATTCTTGCTGAAATCAACCGCGAAGTTATCCGTACGATCAACATGAAAGCTAAATTGGGTGCGCAACAAGCTGACCTAACAACTGGCGGTACATTTGATCTTAATACAGATGCTGACGGTCGTTGGTCTGTAGAGAAGTACAAAGGCTTGTTGGTACAAATCCAACGTGAAGCTAATGTAATCGCACGTGAAACACGTCGCGGTAAAGGTAACTTCCTAATCTGTTCTTCAGATGTGGCTGCTGCTCTTTCTTCTTCTGGTATGCTTGACTACACTCCAGCACTTGCTGGTAATGCAAACTTGAACGTTGATGACGCTGGTAATACTTTTGCTGGTACAATCTCAGGTGGCATGAAAGTGTACATCGATCCATACGCTGCAGTTAACTATGTTAACATCGGTTATAAAGGTGCAAATGCATATGATGCAGGTATCTTCTATTGCCCATACGTACCATTAACTATGGTTCGTGCAGTTGGTGAGAATTCGTTCCAACCAAAAATCGGCTTTAAGACTCGCTACGGCATGGTTGCTAACCCATTCGTTGGAGCAACTGCTGGTGATAACGTTGGCGCAGATCGTGCTAACCAATACTACCGTATCTTTAAAGTAACAAACATCTTGGGCGAAGGCTAAACCTTCTACCTTAGAGTAATAAAGGGGGCAGCTGAAAGGCTGCCCTTTTTTCGTTATAAATAATGGTATAAGGAGTGCACTATGCCGTATACAGCTAACATCAATTTTAAAGAACAAGCAACATCTACGTTAGTAGAGAACTTATCGTATCTTACGCCGTCAGGTTTTAGACTTGTAATTGATTCAAAAAAGTATCCTAATGCACAATACATGGTTCAGCAAATTGCATTACCTGATATGAGTATATCTCCTGCAGTGCTGAATACACCGCAACGTAATATCGGTATGGCGCCTGATAAGGTAGAATATAATCCATTTGATATAACATTTCTCGTAGATGAGAAAATGAATAACTATAAAGAGATCCATGATTGGATCCTCGGCTTAGTTACTGAAGATGACTATAATGTACGTAAGGAGCGTGATGTAACCTTACAAGTATTGAATAGCCATAACAACGTTAGTCAAGAAATTCAATTCATTGACGCATTCCCTATCAACCTCAGTTCACTACCATTCGATGCAACTGCAACTGATATTGAATACTTAACTGCTTCGGTTACTTTTCAGTACTCTTACTTTAAGTTTAAGTCAATTACGACCTAGTATAAATACTTTTGATTAATATGAAATAACGGTGATTGACATGATGAATATTGAAAATATCTTAGCTATGTGGAAAGAAGACTCAAAGATCGATGAGCTTCGTTTAGATCAGGCATCTATTGATTCCGCTAAATTACACGCTAAGTACTTAGAACTTCTTACAACAACAAAACTTCAGTTGAAGCGTAAAGATATGGAATTCAAAGTCCTTCTAAAACAGAAGTGGCTTTGGTACAATGGTAAACTCACTAAAGATCAGATTGATGAACTTGGCTGGGAATACGACGCATTGAATGGTCTGAAGGTTTTGAAGGGCGAAATGTCGTATTACTACGATTCCGATCCTCACATCCAAGAGATGGAAGCTCGGCTAGAGTATGTTAAGACTATTAAAGAAACGCTTGAAGAAATCATCAATAATATTCGATGGAGACATTCTAGTATCAAAAATGCAATAGACTGGAGAAAATTCGAGTCTGGTGCATAATGTCTGAAACAATAAGCGTGAAGAAAAAGAATCACGCATTCCTTACAGTAACTACAGACCCTGGTATAATGAATGAGATAAGTGATTTCTTTACATTCTTTGTACCTGGTTATAAGTTCATGCCTGCATATAAGAATAAGATGTGGGATGGAAAGATTCGTCTTTTCGATGTAAGGACCGGTGAACTACCAGGTGGTCTCTTTGCTTATATGCAAGAGTTTGCTGCAACTCCTGGACGTGACTATCATATTGAGGTAGAACACGATGCATATTATGGA